ATGCAGAAGATGTAGCAGAGTTAGAAAAAATGAGACATATATCTTCAGGTGACCAACTTAATTATTATAATTCTAATATAGATTGGGTACAACAAGATACTAAGTCAGGATTAAGAATAAGACTTATACATGGCGAGTGGAAATCTATAAGAACTGTAAAGTTTAAAGTTTCTCCTAATAAACACAATCCAGAAAATCCATTTAGAAAAATGGTTAAAGATGATTATAAGCCTAGAAAAAACGAAGAGATAGAAACAAAGTATGTAGATGAT